AGTAAGTTCAAAACCCGATCGCTAGCATCAGAAAGATCGATGGTAGCGTACGCTCCCGAAAGGGAGCCATCACGAGCCAGGAGGCGATTAACTTCCTGACTGGTGAAACCGACAAAGCTCAGGTCAGAATCACCCGACTCAAGCGATGTCACTAGAGCATGGAGCACACCCTGTTGCATATACTGCATATGGGTTGGCTCCTGAGCTATTACTCTAGGGGTTTTGAGCGTCTTCGGAACAAGAGTCACCTTAACAGGTGGCTCTTCTTCCGGGAGTAGGAATTGCGGCAGGGCTTCATTCCAGAAACGATGACTCGGAATACCGAAGTCAACGAACGGAAAAATAAGCTCTAGGCGTTCTGTCCAATAAGGGAGGTGCCATTTCTGGTTCCCTCTAAGCTTATCGGACACATTGCCCGGACCGTGCTTTGGGAAAAGATCCCCCTCGAAGACCTTACGGTCGACATCGGCGAGTTCATCGCCGAAGACGAGGATTGCCATCCGAGAAAACTCGAGGAGATCATCCTCGGTCCATTCGGAGAGCAAAAGACGGTCACGCAATTCACACTCAACATCGAGGTACTTCTGAACAGCAGCCTTCTCCCTTTCGGGAGTACAGGGGAGTTCAACTTTCTTCAACAGACAAGTTATCTGTCGAACAGAGCGAACAGCCTCCGTATTGGGCCGTTGTAGAAGCACCCCGGTGTGTTGATCGAAGATTAGACGAAGGAAACCTGAGAGGAATCTTGGGAGACCCCCTCTCCTGGCAAAGCCAGGAAATAGGTCGGAGTCTACGAATTCCTGTGAGAGAGCTCTATCAAAGTCTCCGCAGAAATTCGGAAGGGTTATCGTAAAGAAAGATAACCCTTCATCTTCGAATCTGGACAGGGCGTTTTTAACGTCCTGTTCGGTACACACGCCGAGGATTGAGCCACACTCACGTGTGATCTCTATCCATAGTCCTGTCAGGCTTTTCATGCTCACTCCTTTAATTAAGGGGCTGGGCATCCTCGAGACACTAACAGGTCCTTGATCACCGCCTGGTCCCCACTAAGGTTCCAGACGGTGACCCGCGTGATGGTTCTCAGGTAATAGGCTAAGAATTAAAGTCTATTACACCAACCAAATATAGAATTTGGAAGGCGAGAGCAACCATGCACATGGTCGAAGCTATAACATAGGATGCAATAATAATCATCCAGAATAGCTTCCAAAACTGGACGTCATTGTCGCTCTGGTGTTTGGACTTTCGTTCAATCACGGGAGATACAAGAGCGTCCAGCCCAACGGGAGGAAGAACGTGAGGCAGATAAGTGCGATCAAGCTCCTCAGAAGGAGGTACTTGATCAGGACTCACCGCCCATGATCTTCCCCTTAAACGTGGCATTGACCAGCAAAGCCGTCAGAGCGTCGTACACGAGAGTAGCATCCGCGTCCGAGTATCCCTGATCAAAGGGACGACTCACGACAGCGTGCACACTCATCGAGTACGGACGATTCTGAGACGGAAAAAGCGGGTCAGTAGTGACCTTCTTATGCGTGAGCTTGACAAGGGAGTTCTCACGGCCGTTTCGCACAACGTGCGAAACTTCCAGTGAGAGCGCCCCGTCAGACGACGTATAAGTAGATGCACGGCCCTCCGCCTTAATGCGCGGAAGGTTAGTAGCCACAGCGTTGTAAGTGACCACTGTCGGATCAGAGAGTGCCATAGGACCTTGTTCTATGTTTGTGCCTCTTGAGAAGAGACTGATGGGACATCTCGAATTATTT